ATAATAGCGTAGTTGTTTGTAGGAGTTAGTCCTGCAATGGTAGCTAAGTCAGCATCATATGCTTGTACGTTAGTACCAATAGCTAGTCCTAGATTAGTTCTAGCTGTAGCAGCGTTGGTTACATCAGATAGGTTGTTTGCTTTAGCTACATATAATGCAGGATTAAAAGTAGCGGCAGCTGCTGCGGCAGTTTCTGCATTAGTCTCTGCAGTTTCAGCGTTAGTTTGTGCAGTTTCTGCAGCAACCTTTGCAGCAATAGCAGCTTCTTTAGCCTGTAGTGCTAATAGGACTTCACTAGTAGCGTCTCCTACAGCATCGCCTGAACCACCCGGTCCTCTATAGATTGGCAAGGTCTATCTCCTTATTTGTTTAAATACACTCAGCGAATGCGCTTAAACAAAACTCCCCAGCCGAAACTGGAGAGTCTTAGGAACTACTATTAGCCGTTTACAGCTAAGATAAAGCCAGTCTCAGGACGTACTGTCTTAACACCGTAAAGGGTGTCAGCAGTGTACAGAGTAGATAAATACTCTTGTTTGTACTGAGTTTGGCTACGTACAGACATTTGCTCAGCAAGAACCATCGTATCACGATGAGCCAAGATAGCTGCTTTGATGTCGCCACCAGCGGTTGCAGTGTTCTCAGCATCGGTTTCGATAATTGGAACATTGCTGGTTACATAGATGTCGATACCATACAACTGACCGATCTGACCGTTGTTTACACCACGACCATCAACGAAATCAGAGCTGTTGTAACGATCAATACCCATGATAGCTGCACGAAGTGATGGAGGAACAGCGAAGAAGCGACCATCCATTGGAGTGTCAGCATCATCCATCAACTTGATCAAGGCACGGAAGCCAGCGTCAGTAAATACGTCAGCAGGAACTACAGTATCAGCAGCGTAAGCTGTGAGACCAGTAGAAGCGTCGATGTAATAGCTATTGCTGTGGATATAGGTTGTAGTACCATTACCAAATGTCTTGGATAAAGTAAACAACGTGTCGTCAACTTTCTTAGCCAAAGCATAGCCAGCGTCGTCAGTGTAGAAACGACGTAGTGATGCTAAAGCCTGAACTTCGACGATGTCCTCGATAAAACGTGAGTACTCAAAGTGCTGGTCAATCGAGACTAATACTTCGGTTTCTGTGTCAGCTTGAATGGTAACTGTTGTGTTAGCTGCTTTAGCAGTAGCTACACCACGAGTTGGTTTAGGAATATGAAGAGTATCGCCTTTCTTACCTTTCATGGTCATTTTATTGACCAAGTTAGCTAATACGAGGCTCTTCTTGTAAGCAGCTATGACTTCGTCACTCCAAATCTCTGGAATAAACTTGTCTGCTGCTGTTTTGTTGACGATAGATGTACTACCGCCGGGGTATGCGACTGCTGCCATTTTATAAATCTCCTAAATTATTAAGTTTCATTTAACTCGCCCTTCGTTATAAGCCGCAAGAATTTCGTCTTGCAATGCCATGTAACGATCTGGGTCTGTCATTCTCAGTTTGATAAGGTCAGCTCTTCGATAAATCTTTCTAGTGCTTTCCCCGCTACCGCCTGTATCAACTGCTGCTGCACGTAATGCTGTATCTTGAGTTTTAGCCTGTGCTTCTGCTGCTTGGGTCTTCTTCTCGTTAGACTGAGTACCTTTAATCGCCTTGTAGGTGCTTAAAAGTTCATCAGCCGAGTTAAAGTCAAATTCAGCGTCGGCTCTTGTAAACAAATCTATACGAATTGGACTTTCTTTAATCCATTCGTGGAATTGAGCGTTTTGCGCTATCTCCACAAAGTCGGGATGCTTAGACTGCAGTTTCTGTGCAGTTTGCATTCTCTTAAATTCGAGTGCGTTTTGTTTAGCTTCAAGTACTGCAGGGTGCTGATCAACGGTCTTTAAGACAGCTTGCCTTGGGTCAGCAAAGAAATCTTCTTCTGGAACTGTTTCAGCCGGCTTAAACTGTTGCTTAGTTTCGAGTTGTTGTTTGAGTAACTGATCTGCTAGACTTCGTACCTCGTGAACCTCGTTTGCTTGACGACCGATTAGCTTCTCAGCTTCTTGGTGCATCTTTGCAATTTCTAACGTAGATTTACCTCGATACTTCTCAGGTAACTCTTCCGTTGGTTCTTGCTTAACTTCAGGTTGTGCAGCGATTTGTGTCGCAGCGTCTTGGGTTGTCACATCGGATACTTCTTCTTGCTCAGTACCTTCAAACAGTTCTTCTTGTTCAACAAAGTTTGCAGCCATAATAATGCTCCCGTCACAAAGTGATTGTAGGATTTATAAAATAACAGAGGTGCTAACGCAGTATCTCTATCACGAGTTGAGCTTACGCTCTCTTAGGCGTTTCTCTTCACGCTGTTTAGCCCATCTTGCTGTCGCTTGCGGATGATCGCCAGAGATAGGATCGAGGCTAATACGGGGTGCAGAAATCTGCCTGTGTGCGTCTTTACCGCACAACCAACAAGGAATTGTGGTTATCTCACAACTAACCAAATGTTCCTGAAGGTGTTCCTTCTCACAAAGGAATTCAAATATTCTACGAGTCATCCTGAGCATCTCCCGATGAGTCTTTTTGCAATGCCTCGTAAGCCTGTTCTGTACTTTCTTTAAGGCTAATCACCCACTGAAGGATGTCTAGTTGTCCCTTACGAAAGAACAAATCTAATTCAGTTTGAATCGGAGCGACTTTGTTAACCGCATTGAAGATATTTGTTGTATCTTCGATGAAGTCTTTCCACCCAACCGTAGTCATCGTGGAAAATCTCTCTTCATAGTACTTTTCTAACTGTTTGTCCATAGTTTTCTCCTGTTTTAGGAACTATGTTGTATTATTACAACATTATGCTGATATTACCACACTTTTACTAAAATGTCAAGTGTTTTTATTAGTTTATAAAAACTGCTCTAAACTGTCATATATGCCACTAACAGTCCTCTGCACCAGCGTAATCGCTAAAGGTCTTTAGAACCTCGTAGATTGCAGGGATTAAGTCACCCTTGAGGTCTTCCATAGCAATATAGTGTGCGTTTTCTTTGACTGTAGCCATGTTGCTGTGCCTTGCCGATTCGTCATAATGAATAGCGACTTGGACTTGGATTTGGTCTTTAGTGCCAAAAAAGTTAGTGATTCGTGCGTAGGCTTGTGGGGCTGGTACGCCAAATTGGGTTTGAACTGCAAGTTTTAGTGCCATGATGTTGCTCCTTTGTTAATATGTCATTTCGGTTGTACGGATTTGTGCTACTGTTCTAATGGTTGTTGCTGCCTGCCCTGTGAAAGTTACTGTTAAACCACCATTGGTTGTATCGGCTGTTACTGCAATAGCCCAAGTAGAAGCCCCAGCATCAGCAAAGCTAGATGTTACTGTAGGAGTACCGACCAAGGCAGTCGATGCCGCATTAGCACCTCGCTTAATTACACCCTCAATAGTCCAGCCTTTAGTGTTACCACCGCCAGTAACTCCTGATACCACTTCACCTCTAAAGAAGTAAGCAGAGTTATTAGGTAGTATTACTTGATTATTTGTTCCTGCGGCTGATGAATTAGAGCAAAGAGCAGTAGGTGTTGCATCTGTAGTTTGTTTGCCAATAATTAATAAAGCAGATTGAGAAATACCTGCGCCACCTACAGGTTGATTACAAGCAGAAAACGCATGATTTCCAACTATTCCTCTTGTTGTACCAAAAACACCGCCTGCAACAAATGAATAAGCCCCTGAAGCAGCATGACCAAATCCACCTACAATAGATGCGCTATTTCCACTTGCAGCATTATTTTGACCGCCTACAACGGCAGCAAATTGAGCGCCAGAAGCAGAATTGAGTTGACCACCACCAATAAAAGCCCAACCTGTAGATGCAGTATTAGTTTGACCGCCTCCAACTACCGACCAATCTCCACTAGCCACATTCCTATTACTTGCTGTTCCTGCATCACCACCGCCTCCAATGAAGCTATATGAGCCAGTTGCCTGATTGTTACCGCCACCGACTACAACACCGTGGGGTGTGAAGAAGGATAGGGTTGAGGTAGATGAGCCTGATGCGGCTTGGGAAAGGGTAAGGCTTGTTCCTGATATAGCGGCTACATAAGTAAAAGAGGCTATGCTTGTGCCAGTAATCAATTGACCGACTTTGATATTAGCGTTAGAACCTGACAGCGTTACCGCAGTAGTGCCGTTCATTGTGCCGCTTTGAGTAGTTACAGCAGAACCGCTTGTTCCGCTATTGGTAAAGCCACCACCTATAAAATTAAAATATCCTGCAACAGTATTTGAATATCCACCAGCAGATACAGAACTATAACCACTAACAGTATTGCCAAACCCACCGCCTATATTTCCATATACACCTGTAGTTTGATTAGCTTCGCCACCATTTACTGTTGAAGCATAGGATGTTGCAGAATTACTATTTCCCCCTGATACAACACCTATTTGACCACTAGCAACTCTAGCTGCGGCTCCCCTACTTGTCTGCCAATCAACAGCATTAGCACCCCTAGCATTACCCCCGACTGTTGTAGAATCTGCTACTTGCGCCTGTAATGCGCCTGTGCCTTTAGGCTGTAAAACAATAGGAATGTCGGATGCAGTACCAACTACAGTAATTTGATTATTTAGATTATCATATTGAATAGTCATTAGAATGTTACCTCAGTTGTTTCTACCTTAGCGACCCAGCGTATCGTAGTGGATGCTACGCCTGTTACAGTAACTCTAAGTCCTCCGTTTGTAGTGTCAGCAGTAATTGCTAAAACCCAAGCCGTTGCACCAGAGGATGCCGCCACACGATTAACCGATGGGGTGTCGATTAGTACTGTAGATGCTGCGTTAGCACCACGCATAATTGCGCCTTCAAAAGACCATGCCGCACCATTAGCCGCACCAGTTACATTGGCAATACACGAGCCTTTGAAGTAATAGGCAGAGTTGTTAGGTAGTATTACTTGGTTTGTTGTAGATGCAGCTGATGTATCGCTTCTTAATGCGGTAGCTGTGGCATCGGTAGTCTGAACACCAAGAATTAATAAAGCGGCTTGTGAAACCCCTAAAGCATCGGCAATTGGAATATTAGACGCAGAAAAAACACAATTTCCAATAATACTTCTAGTTGTTCCCCTTCTGCCACCTACAGTTGTTCCTACTGTAGAATTTGAAGTATTAAAATAACCAGCCAAAACTGATGAACCAGTTCCAGACGATGTATTTCCTAAGCCCCCAACAATTGAACTAGCAAGACCTGAAGAAGCGTTTGCAAAAAACCCTCCACCATCTGTGCCACCGCCACCAACAAACGATGCAATACCACTTGCAGTATTCTTTGAGCCACCACAAACAACAGACCAATCCCCACTAGCCACATTCCTATTAGCCGCAGTACCAGCATCACCGCCACCACCGATAAATGAATAACTACCTGTGGCTTGGTTATTACCACCGCCTACTACTACTCCATGAGGAGTAAAGAAAGATAGAGTGCTTGTAGATGAACCTGATGCTACTTTGCTTAAAGTAAGGGCTGTTCCGCTAATGGCGGCTACATAGGTATCACCAGCAATAGAAGTGCCTGTGATGTATTGACCAACTTTAATATTAGCGTTTGAACCCGACAATGTAACCGCAGTAGTAGCGTTCATTGTGCCGCTTTGAGTTGTTACAGCCGAGCCACTTGTTCCACTATTAGTAAATCCACCACCAATAAAATTTAAATAGCCACCAGCAGTATTAATAGCCCCACCTACAACCACAGACCTTTCACCTGTAACTGTATTTGAGTTTCCACCACCTATAAAGGAATCATAAGAAGTTGCAGTATTAAAATCGCCTGATACTATGCTGCCATAACCAGAACTTCTATTAGAATTTCCACCACCAATTACCGAATATGAACCACTAGCTACTTGGTTTGCGTTTGTCCTAATAGTCTGCCAATCTGTTGCATTAGCACCCCTAGCATTACCACCTACTGTAGTAGATGTAGTAGCTTGTGCTTGTAATGCGCCTGTTCCTGCTGGTTGTAC